TTTCCCCTCCAACACCAGTCATATCTGGCTCAGTTAAGAGCATGATTGATGGTGCCGTTAAAGAGGCTCTAAAAGATACAAAGAAAGAATCTTCCAAAGTTCCACAATGTTATAAGTGTAAAGGACCGCACAAACTTTCAGCATGTCCTGATAAAGAAAAATTGGTGTGTAGCAGATGTTCAAAACCAGGTCATTTCGCAAGAAATTGTGATAATGTGCGGGTTGCTACTAAGTATTGCACTAAATGTAGTAAAAGACATGCAATAGGAGCTTGTTTGGAAAAGAAAGAAGCTGAAACCAATGGCCCTAGTTTTGAAAATACAGCACTATTAGCACGTAGTGTTGGTTTAGCTAGAATATACCACAATTCAAGAATTGTGGATGTTGGGTGCCAGTGTACTAAAATTTGGAATGTAATAGTTGTTCCTATTCACCTCCTAGGTAACCGTGATGTTGATACTGTAGAGTTAGAAGTTATCTTTCCTGGGTCTCAGGGTGTTCGAACTACAATACCGTGGTCTAAAGGAGTTAGTTTTGGTAGCGATACCGTTTTCTTTCCTGTTGATTCAAAAATCCACGGTGTACCGAATGCCAAACATGCATTTCCAAAAGAAAATCAAAAGTGTGGTCGACTCAGCTACAAGTCTGTAGCAGCCCTTGAGAATTGCAACTATAATGCGGATTACCACAGGGTTCAAAAAATTTATTCTTCAGAGGGTAAAGCTGACTGTGGTTACTCTTCTAAGGGTGGTGACTGCGCTGGTCCAGTATTTAATACTGATGGTAAGGTGATTGGATTTCATAACTATACTAAAGGTTATACGCAAGGAATGATGATAGTCACTGAGGAAATGGTACGTGCAGCAGCACCAGAAGTGAAACAAGCTGGGGCATTGTTAGACTTTAGCAGATATCAGGACCTTGGCGTTCTTGAGCGTGCTGATTTTGATCTTAGTGAAGAAATGTCAATTCAGGTTAGTGATGTTATTTACGATATGTTCCCAAATCGCACTATAGAACCAATTGGCCATACTAATAGACGCACTATTTACAAACACAAGGAAGTTGTAAATACTTCCTTGGAATCTTTTCTTCTTTATAAGGGTGTCGAATTGACTAGAAGCTACCGAATGGCCCAACCAAATCCTCTTTCAGGTAAAGTTTCTATCCAAAAATATGATAGGTTTGAAAAAGAACCTTATTCAATTACTAATCCAGTAGAGTGGCGGCAAAGTCTTGAATGGCTTGTTCGCACGTATAAACGTTATCTTTATCATGATAATATTAAAACACCTGATGAGTGTCTTTCACTCATGGATCTTAACACATCACCTGGCTACCCACTTAATCTGAAATATCAAAATAAAAAAGAGGTATTAGAATCATGTGGTGTTCATTGGATTGATGATTATATAGAGAATTTTGAAATCACTCCAGATGAGCTTATGCCGATCTGGATGGTTAGTCAAAAGAAAGAAATCAAAAGCGTTGAGAAACTCATGGAAAATAATATAAGAACATTTTTGTGTAGTGCAATGGACTTCACTGTTCTCTCCAACACAAAGTGTAGTGAGCATAATGAACGTTATTATGATTCTCACTTCCCAAAAACTCCTAGTTTCGTTGGGGCTTCAAAATTTTTTGGAAATTGGCATAGCCTTTATTGTTACCTGAATGAGGGTGGTTTCAAGGACAGAACTATAGCACTAGATATGAGTTCTTATGATGCATCAGAATCCACAGACTTGATGAATGGTCAAGTGGATTTTCGGTGTGAAATGAACCCTCGTTTGTCACGTGATGTTATGACTAAACTTTATGAAGCCATAGTAAAAGCTTATATGGTTTTAGAGTCAGGTATAGTTTGTAAAAAGAACACGGGTAATAGTTCTGGATCTGGTAATACAATAGTTGACAATGGTACAAATTTAGAACGTATTATGTACTGTTGTTGGTTGGAGTTAGCACCCATGCACTTACGAACATATGATATGTTTAAAAAATATGTGCGTTTTGTGCATAATGGTGATGACATTATTATGTCCGTACATGTTGATATTGATTTTTTCACTATTGCCAATATTACAGCTATTTTTCTTAAATTTGGCGTTATAGTAAAAAGCGAATACCCACATTATGCCCCAACAGCTAATTGTACTTTCCTTTCCAATGGTTTTGAATTTAATGAAAGACAACAAATGTGGTTGCCTAAACCAAATATGAATAAAGTCTTGTGCTCCCTAATGTATGGGAGTTCAATTGATGACATACGTTGGCATGTACTTCGTGCCTCTGCACTACGTTTAGATTCATATGGCAATTTGTCTTTGTTCCAGTTTTTAGACGAATATATAGCTTATGTTTATGATAAGTATAGTTCAGAGCTAGTTGGTGAAGTTCGCGGAGTGTCTATGCACTCTATTGAAGGATTATGGTTTTCACAACAGTTTGTGGACCACCTTTATTCTGGTAAGGAAATAGATTCATCTTCTCCTTACGAGCTCCCACCAGTGCGTGACGATGATTTTGAGAAGTTGTTGGAAAGTATTACTACTTTGAATGATGAAGCTAGTAGTGTAATTGGTATTTTACCCTCATCTTTTAAACTGAATAATTATCTTGAGCCAGAGATAAAACAGAGTGGGATCCAGTCGGAGGGATCTTTTGTGGCGTCCGAACAGCTATTGTATGCTGGTCACATAAAAAACAATCTTAATAAAGACAATTATTTAACTTCTCACTTTAGCTGTTTCGACTCTGTTAATCAGATGGCACCTAAAGGAAAACAAACAAGAAAAAGTGGTATTGCAAAAAGACAACCACAAAAGAAATATACCTTTTACCCCAAAGGTAAGATGCCGAATGCGGTATCTAAAGCATATAAACCTGTCGTTAAAGCTCAAAATGGCTTTTCATCATCCTCTAGACCTCCAGCGGAGAGGAAGAAAGCAACAGGTTTTTGGGGATCATTGGGAAACCTTGCTGATAGAGCCGTTAACTGGGTCACCGGTTCCGGGGATTATAAGATAACTTCTAATAGTCTCATGCATGAGGGGAAATTACAGTTTACTGGGTCTACAGCTCCAATTGTTAGACATACAGAATTTGTGGGCAACATTTTGGCTACTGAAGATTTTGAGACACAATTTTCATTGCCAATTAACCCAGGTATTCCTAGTTCATTCCCATGGTTAGCATCGATGGGTCGTAATTATGAGCAGTACAGAATGAAGGGTTTGGTTTATACCTTCAAATCATTATCAGGTGAAGCTGTTACAGGTGATGACACATCGTTGGGTTCAGTGTTAATGGTTACTCATTACAATTCTCTCGATGCTGATTTTACAGATAAGAGAGCTATGTGTGATTATGAGTTTTCCACAGACACTAAACCATCAATATCAGCAGCTCATGCTGTTGAATGTGCTAGAGGGAAAAATGTCCTTAACAACCAATATGTTAGATATAATGTTGTTGCTCAGCTTGATGAGGATATTCGTTTAAATGATATTGGACGATTCCAGTTAGCAACAATTGGTTGTCGTAAACCAGTTGATCTCAGCCCCATCATAGGTGAACTTTGGGTTACTTATGATGTTGAGTTCTCTAAACCTCGTTTGCCAGGTCTTGGTAGCGGTGGCGTTTACTCAGAGTTACGTGCTGGATCTTTAGCTAGCTTTACATTTCCCACTCCCGGTAATATAACACCTGGTTATACCCTAAATGGTGTTGATCTACCAAATTCAATTCCTGTTAGGTATGAGTGCACTGGTCTTATCAATGCACCAATGACTCTCTATTTGCCTAATGTTGGAGTGTATAAGGTAGATGTGCGTTTTGGATGCGCACCTGCTACCACAGGAGTTTATTCCTTCCAGCTGAATCTTCCTCGAGCTCAATTGGTGGGTGATACTATTCCAGTTAATCTTTATAAGGATCTCAGTTTGAATTCCGGTGGAGCTGATAACTATAAGTGGTATTCATATACCACTGGTTCTAAAAACGATCAATCTGGTATTTGTGATGGTCTTCAAACATGGAGTACTTGCTTTGCTGTTACTAAAACCAACAACATATCTGGAATTCAGTTCCCTTTGGCACCACAAGCCTTTGGTGTTGCTGCATCTGGATATACAATGCAAGTTTGTATTGAAATTATACCAGGAGATGTTCCACCTTCATCTAGTTTGAGTAAAAGTGTTGAATCACTCAATAGGGGTATTACCAATGAGTTGTTGAATGGCTTTAAAGAAGCGGCTGTTCAGCAAGGAATTTCCATAGAACAATTGATTTTTCAGATGAGTGAACTCAGCACTCATTTAAAGAAAGAAAAACTTAACAAAGAAGCAGCTGAGATTAAAGAGGATCCTCCTGAGGAGGATAAATATGTTAAAATCAACACACCTCAAGGTACCGTTTTAGTTGAAAAAGGTATGAAGAGTGGTTGGTTGCATTAGGTGTGTGGGCC